ACAAATGTCATTGATCCCTTGAAGGTTGCACTCTCGGCTTTCGAGAATGCGCTATCAGTCGCTCTGGTGGCCTTGACCACCGAAGTTGTAATTGCTGAACAAGAATTAAAAGAAGAATAATATGATTACCCCCTTAGGAATTCATATCTTGATTGAGCCGTTGGAAGAATCAAAAGCATTTCAGTTGCCGGAGCAGTCGAAGGGTCAAGCGGAAAGCGGATTGGTTCTCGGCGTTGGCTCAAAAGTTGACATTGAAGTTAAAGTCGGTGATAAAGTATTATTCAAGAAATACAGTCCGGAGGAGTTTGAAGTTGAAGGCAAGATGGTCTATTTGGTCGAGGAACAGGATTTGATGGGTGTTGTGGTATGAACGACCTGAGGTTCAACAAAGTAACCAGGGCTAAAGAGCGCGAGAACGCCAGGCAACGCCGATATTTTAATTCAGATATTATTCAACCGTTCGATTTGAAGGGCAAACGCTCTACCAAATTTGAACGGATTTACGGGTCAAAAATTTATGGAAAATGAAGAAGCAGTGCAACCTAAGTTCGCTCCTGGACAAATTGTCAAACATCCTCTCGGAATGAAGTGCATGATTACGATGATGTTTGATGCGGTCAAGAATGAAGCCGGAGAAGAAACCAAGTTGCCGTCGATAGTTTATGAATTGCAATTTTTAGACAATAACGGTTGTTTGCAGACCACGCGTTTGAGCGAGAAGTTTATCAAAGAATAATATGCTCGAAGCTCTATTGACCGGCCTTACAGTTTTTCTGGCTCTACGATTCGACCGGTATTTAGAGCGGATAAAGGAGGACGAAAAGACTTTGGCTCAAGTAGTCAGGGAAGCATTGCCAAGCGAAAAAGCTGAGGTGATGCTTCCCATGAATGATGAAGAATACAACCAATATTTACTGGATTTGTCTTCGAGAGGCGAGTTATTGAATAAACTAAAAAAACCATGGAAATTCCTATCTCGGAAATCTCCATAATTGGTTTTCTTAAAGAGCAGAACATTAAAAATGAACGGGGTGACTTGATTGATTTTTACGATAGGCCGTTTCTTTTTGACCCAATGCGCGACTGGTCAAGGTTTCAAGTTTATAAAAAATGCGCTCAGATTGGGATGAGTACCACTATGGCCTTGAAGTCTTTGTATGCGGCAAGATACAAAGGGTGGAACATCATTCACACCTTTCCAACCGATTCTGATGCTCGGGAGTTTGTCACGACCAAGACGAATAAGATTCTCCAAGCGAATGAGGTGTTTGCCGGTATTCAATCCGACAACATTGAACGCAAACAAATTGGCGATAGGTTTCTGCACTATAAGGGAACAATCAGTAAGTCGGCGGCTATTGCGACAACCGCTGATTTGCTTATTTCAGACGAAAAAGATAGGGGCGATCAACAGAAGCATAAAGACTTTGAAAGCCGTCTTATTGCCTCGGATTACAAAGGCGTTTGGTCATTGAGCAACCCGTCAATTGAAGGGAACGGTGTTGATCCCGACTGGGAGCTATCAGACAAGAAAGAATGGTTTGTTACCTGTAAAGATGGTCATTCGTGTCCGATGACTTTTCCGGCCAGTATCAATCAGAAAACTCGCAAGTTTCAGTGTTCCGAGTGCGGTCTTGAATTAAGCGATGACGACCGGCGCAGGGGCGAATGGGTAAAGACCGGAGACGAGAACGCCAAGTGGAGCGGTTATCATATTACGCTTCTTATTGCTCCATGGATTACCGCTGATTATATTTTAGACCAATGGGCGGACGGTAAAAATCCTGAGTATTTTCATAACTTTATTTTGGGTGAACCTTACAGCCCTGGCGATACAAAAATTGACAAGCATGTCATTTTAGATAACTGGACACCTAAGAATATTGAGACCGGCCAGTATTATTTGGGCGTGGATGTCGGGAACATCAAGCATTATGTTATTGGAAGCGAGAAGGGGATTTTGAAGGTCGGGACTTTCACCAACTGGCACGAATTGGACAAGATTTTGATGGCGTTCAATCCGATTACGGTTATGGACGCAATGCCTGACAATACGATGGCGCATCACTATAAAGACACTTTCCCCAACTTCTTTATCTGCCATTTCAGCAGGGATCAAGAGAACAACACCATTATTCGTTGGGGTGAGAAAGAAAAACAGGGAATAGTTTTTGCCGACCGGTCGAGGATAATTGACCGAATTGTTATGGAATTATTGGAAGGCAAGATTTTATTTGCTTTGCCTTCTGATAAAGATTTTAGGGTATTCCTTGACCATTGTTCATCGCTTCGGAGGGTAAAAGAGACAAATGCTTTGGGGATTGAGCGATATGTCTGGGATACATTGGAAGGTAAGGAAGACCATTATTTCTTTGCGTTGCTCTATTACTACTTGGCAATTCAGAGCCACGCTTCCGGTTCAGCGACCATAATTGGGGCTGGTGAGCCGCCAAAATCAATCGTCCAATCAATTTCAGGTTTCAAAAACAACCTAAAAGAGGAGTTAGAAGCTAGGGAATATGGATATTGAAATAAAACGGATGGCCGAAAAGTGGGGTTTGAAGTGGCAATTTCTGTTGGATGTTTATTTCTTGATGTTGAATGATGCCAGGTTCTATTCCTGCCGCAAGCCGTTTGGAGTGAGTTATAAGAAAATGAGCCGACACTTATTTTATAACTACGGGATCGAAATTTCACCGCATCAGCTTAAGTATTTGGTTTGTCTCATAAAAACAAGAAAACATTGAAAAATATGGCCTAAATGCCATATTTTTTGTCTTATCAGCACCTTAATTTGAAGGGCATAATATAATTTTAATATAAATATGGCGTATTTCGATATGAAAGATGACCAACTGATAAAACTCATCGAGAACCGATGGGCTTCTTCTGCTTCCATTTGGGATGAGATTCAGAAGGTAACGGAAGCCAACACAAAAATTTATAAAGGTGATTGTGCGTGGTGGAACAATGCGCGCATTCCACCGACCAGACCGAAGGTAAACTCCAGTCGTGTTTTTACCAATACCGAGGCGGTTATCAATGCTTTGATTGCCAATCCACCGCGTCCCAATGTGCTTCCAGGGCGTATTTCGCCAAGTGCTAAGGAGCTAAGTTCAATTCTTGAGGGTTATTTGAATATTAGCTATGACAAGCTGAACACTAAGGAAGTCTTGCGTCAGGGTTTGCGCGATTTGTTTTTGTCTCGGCTGATTGTTCTGAAACCATATTGGAATCACAAGACAAATGATTTTGATGTAAAACGAGTTGACCCCAAGAAAGTTAGATTTTCAGTAAAAGCCAAGAATGAAATTGAAAGTGAATTTGCTATTGAGGAAATTGATTCAACCGTCGCTCAGTTGATTGCGATGTTTCCCGATAAAGAGAAAGATATTTTGTCTGTTACAAATTTGGATGCCGAACAATTGTTATTGCAGAACCCAAGTTGTGTCTACAAAGAGGCGTGGATCGGTAATGATTTGTTCATTAAGTATAAAGACTTGATTTTGTATAAAGGCCGTAACCCCTATTTTGACTGGGACGGCTTGATTGCCACAAGAGACGAAATGGTAACGCTGGAAGCTGATGACGGAGTTGAATACAAAGACAAGATAAAGTCGATGAAGAACGCCAAGCTCTCAGACATTGGACAGCTTGAAGAAGGGATGGAAGACAAGACTATTCAAGAGTATCGGAAGACCGATAAGGAAGTTTCCTATGAGGCCTACCTTTTCAATTATTTTGACATTCCGCGCAAGCCTTATATTTTTGCCTCGGTTTTGGGGAACGAAAATAGACCCATCGGCATGACTTCGTTCATCGAACAGGCGACAAGTTTGCAAGAAATGGTTGACAGAACTGTTTATCAAATCTTTCTGAACTCGGAAATGGTTAATGGCATCACTAAAGTTGATTCCGGTTTGACAAATCTATCCAAATCTGATGCCCAGACTTTGCGCTACGATGCCAATGGCGTGATTTTCGGCAAGGGTGTCATAAACGGCGTTGGGCGTGAGTTTGGACAAGGCTTGCCAAGTTTTATCTTTTCAGCCCTTGAAGATTATAGAAAAGAAATTGACAACATCATGGCCGCTTCCTCGGCTTTCCGCGGTGAGCGTGAAGGGACGGAGACTAAAGCCGGTCGCCTTGCCTTGGTCGAGCAGTCATATCAGCGTTTGAACGAGCTGGTGCAAGTGGTCGATTATGTGTCGCGCGAGTTGTTTGGCTGGTGGATGCAGTTAATGAAAGTAAAATACACGGAAAAACACATGGTGAAACAGGTCGGTTCCGATGACGCATTGAAGATTATCGAAATTAGCCAAGACGACTTGGAAGACGGGATTGAGGTTCGCATTATACCAGGTAAGACCTTGCCTGAGGATAAAAACTTCCGTTATCAACGCGCTCAAACGGATGTTGCGGCCGGTTATATCAGTCCGCTCAAGTATCTTGAAGAAGCCGGTTATCAAGACCCGAAACAGGTGGCTAAAGAGGCGTTCGAGTTCGCTCAAAATCCTTCCGGCACTTTAGGGATCGAACAAGCACCGCCTCAACAGCCGGAAATGCAACCTTCAATTCAACAACCGCCCGAATTAGCGCAAATGATTGGCAGTTAGTAGGGAAGCCGATTTATTCGGCTTTCCAATCTAACTTCTAAACGACCAGACCAGAACGGTACAGTCCCTAAGAGGACCAGGGCCTAATGGAAGTCGAAAAATTATGGAAGTAAATGAGCCGTTAGTTGAGGAGGAGGGGGTAACAGTTGAAGAAACTGAACCCGCTAAAGTTTCGGAAGCCACAGAAACTGTGGAAATCGAAAAGCCCGAGGAGGAGGCCAAAGAAATGTTTGACCTTCCGGACGGGAAAAAAGTTGATGCCGAGGGCCTAGCTAAAGCGTGGCGCGATAACTTCATGCCGGAATTTACTCGCCGCTCCCAGGAACTGGCCGCTCTGAAATCAAAAACACAAATCGAATCGCCTATCCCTAAAAAGGATGACGCGGAAATTCCGTGGAAAAATCCCGACTGGGAACCTAAGACTTATCAAGAACTGGCCGATACCATCATGGCTCAATCGGAGCGTAAGGTATGGCAACAAATCCTTGATGAATCGACTAAGGCGGAGCGAGAGACAAAGGAGCGTGAGGCGTTTATTTCCCAAGAGATTGAACAGATTAAAACTCTTGATCCCAAGGTCAATATAAACGCTGTAATGGCTCATGCCTCAAAATATGCGTTTTCCTCGCTAATTCCGGCCTTTCAGAACTTGAAAGCCTTGGAAGATGCTGAAAAGCGTGTCGAAGAACGGGTTTTGAAAAACCTTAAAATACGGGCCGGTGAACCCGTTGGGACAAGCGGTTCCGAAGCCGATCAAAATACGGCATTCCCCGCAGGTGTCCAAACTGGCTACGAAAAAGCTAAATGGATATTAAGAAATCAAAAATAATTTATGCAATTTTCTGCTCAAGTTACTTCGGTAACTCGAACTTACATTGTCCCTGACCTTTTCAGTCAAATCAATGTCGGTTCCCCTTTGCTCTTGAGCGTGCTTTCCGAAGCCGCTGAATGGAGCACTGGTACTAAATATGAATTGATTGTCAAAACTGCTCTCTCTACCAATGGTGGCGTTACCGGAATTGCCGATCAACTCGACAGCTCTCGTCAGACCAACCGCGCAACGATGTCTTTTGAGCCTCGCTCGAACTACAAGCCGGTTGTGGTTGCGAATATCGAAATGGAGTTAAACAAAGGTGATGAGCGCATTTTGGACTTGGTTCATTCTGAAATGATGAGCCAGGCGGCTGATTTGTGCGAAAGCCAAGCTGATTTGGTCTTTGCCGGCACAGGTGTTGGCAATGACTGGTCTTCAATCGCTATGGCGGCTGATGACGGAACAAATTATTCCACTTATGGTGGTCTTTCTCGCACCACTTACTCAGCTTTGGCCGGTTACTACTTGGCCTCGGTCGGTTCATTGACCTTAGCCAAATTGGCGACGGCTTTTGATGCCGTTGAGGCCGGTACTGATTCTCCGACTGGTATCTTCACCACCAAATCCCTCTGGAGTGTTTATGAAACTCTTTTGACCCCGATTGTCAATGCTAATTACACTGCGGTCGGTTCTCAAATGGCTTCCATGACCCCTGATGGAATTGTGATGGGTAAAGAAGCGTTGTCCGGTTCTCAAGGTTTCCGCGCTGTTACTTATCGCGGAACTCCGATCATGAAAGACGAACACTGCCCGTCTGGCCGCGTCTTCCTGGTCAACTCGAAGAAAAATGGCAAATTCCGCAACTTCGGTTTTGCGGCCATCAATCGCTCGGGTAAAGAATTCTCCACTGTTAATTTCAGCAAGAAAGATGGCTCGCCTGTCGGTACTTTCGGTTCTAGCAAAGTGCCGCGTGGTTTCAACTTCCGCGATATGATGTCGCCGGTTGACCAGCTCGCTCAGGTTGGTTACTTGCTGTTTGACGGTGAATTCATCGCGGCTGAACCTCGTTTGCAGGGTATCTTGCTCGGAGTTACGGCCTAGTTAAAAACTCTTGACGCCGGAGATTCTACTTAAATGAATTTTACGGCAGAGGGCAGCCGCCGCTTAATTTAGGGTCAGATAACGAATAAAGTATGGAAGAAGAAGTAATTGTTTCTCCAGAGGAAGCTCCCGTTGAGGAAGCCCCTGTGGAAGAAGCTGTCAGTTAATAATTCAATCGCGTGCTACGCGAAAATTGCGTAAAGGCTGATGCCTAAACGCTGAAAAATATATGGTTCGTATTTCATTTCAAGACGCACTCCAGACCTCGACTGTTCCTCAAGCCATTTTAGGCGGTAAATCAAATACCCCTGATGGTTCGACTTGGCAATATGTCAAGTTAAATGAGGCCTGTTCGTTAGGCCATGTGGTGTCCCCGATTGCTAATGTCGGTGTTGATACGGTTTCCTCGTCCGCTAACGCGGCTGGCGATGTCGTTTATATCACCGAAGCATCTGCCGGTTGGACGGTTGGTGCTTATGCAAACGCTTGGTTGGTGGTTGATGATGGTACTGGCGCAGGCCAAGTTGCCAAAATCAAAACCAACACCACTGATACCTTAGAGCTTTACCCAGAATGGGCTTTGTCCACTGATTTGTCCGTAGTTGATTCCGACATCACCATTTCCTTGGTGAATACCTTGTCGGAAAAAGTGCCGATTACGGTTAAGACCACTCTTTGTAACGGTGCGGCTCAAGTTGCTTTTGCTCAATATGACTATGGTTGGGTGCTTGCCAAAGGCCCTGGCATTGCCATTTCGGGTACGATCGCTATGACTGCCTTAAAATCCTTTACTCCTGGTGATGACACCGAAGGTGAAGTGATTATCGCTACTACTGCTGAAGGTGATTTTAATGCCTTTACGCTTGGTTACTCCTTAGCGGCTAATACGACCGCTGACAAGGGTTTCCTTGCCATGATGGGCATTCAGACCGCCTAATTGGTGTATCGGTTGTGTCCCTCTTTATGGGGGACACTATCCGGCATATCAGCCGTCAAGGGGTACTCTAAATCCTCTTGAAACTAACAATTATATGGGTATGGACTTAGGCCGTATCTCGTCCTTTACTAACATAACGCGTGAAGATTTTACGCACAGCTATCACGGGCAACCGTTCACGATTAAGGCTGGAGAAACTTTACTGTTTCCCCACGACCTAACGCGACACTTGGCAAAACATTTGGCTCGTAAAATTCTTATTTCGGACGCTAAACCTGAACAGTTGCGGAATGATCGAGCTTTGTTCACCATTGAAACAGAAAGTGAGTTAGTTACATTGATTGTTGGGTCTGAAAGCCGTCGGGAAGTGCCTCAGGTATTATCTGAACCTGAATTGTTGCGCCAGAGGGTTTCGGAATTAAATAATTTGAAACCTGAAGGGGCGGCTCCGGCCGGACGAACCAAAGCTGATGTCATTGCCGAAATGGAAGCATTGAATTTGCCGATTGATAAACGCAATTCAATGGCAAAACTGGAAGAACAGTTAGCTGAATATAAGAGTAAAGTCACTGAATAATATGTCTGATGTCCAAATTCACGCCTTAGAGGAAATTAAAGCCAAAACTTCACTTGAAGTGGCAAATCTTAGGCGTGAATTGGAGGCATTAGAGAATGATAAGGAGAAGTTTATCAAGGAAAGAGAAACGGAAGTGATGGCGATGGTAGCGAAGGTTTTGGGAACTTCTCAATCCTTGTTGGATGAGGCATTGCTATCAGCCAATTCGGTGGAACGGTACGATAAAGTTTTGAAAACATCTATTGCTTCGATAAAAGAGGCACGCGTTAATTTAGAAAATTGGAATAAAGAAGAAAGAAAACTGCTCGACGAGCTTTTGTCCGCTTCCCAAGTAAAAATTGATGAACTCAGCAAGAAAAAAGAGGAGTTGTCCCGCGAAAGAGAACAGTTGGAATTGACAATAATCGAAAATCGACTGACCGGCGAAAACTGCAAAGCTGAATTTATCAAATCTCGTGAAGAACGCAGAAAGTTAATGAAAAACCTTGAATATGTCAGACAACAATCGAGTTAGGACAATAATGGGTGTTGATACCAGCGGTGATATGTACGCGGCCAAAGTGGACGGCGTGACCGGACGGCTGTTGATGAATTTTTCAGCTAGCTCTGGTGCAACTCCTCTAGCTAATACGGTTGCCAAACGGGATTCAAATCGGGTAACGGCCTCGCTTTGCGTGGATTCCGGAGGGACTATTCAAGGAATTTTACTTGATTCAAATAGATATATTTTTGTAAGCGGATAATTATATGGCAGACGCATCTCGGGATCAAAATCGGGTAACTACCCTTCTGGGTATCAATGATGTTACCGGTTTACCACAACCTATTTATGTTAATTCATCCGGTGAGATTTTAGTTTCGATGACCGGTTCAGGAGCTGGAGATGTCGTCGGACCGGCTTCTTCGACTGATAACGCCATTGCTCGCTATGATGGCACTGGAGGGAAAACACTGCTATCAAGCAGTGTTATTATTGATGATTTGGACAATGTTACCGGCATGACGACCCTGACTTTACCGAATACCGGTTTGCACATTTTAGATACTAACGCAAGCCACGATTTAATCATTGCGGCCGGAAGTGATTTGACTGCCGACAGGACTTTGACCTTTACAACCGGTGATGCCAACCGGACGGTTACTCTCGCCGGTGATTTTTCTACTGCCGGTGGTCATGCCCTTATCTTGACTACTTCTGGGGCGACTAATGTCACTTTACCGACTACCGGAACTTTGATTACAGACGCGGTAACTACTTTGTCGTCTTTGATTTCCGTTGGGACAATCACTACCGGGACTTGGAACGCAACAGATATTCCGGTTTCTGCCGGAGGCACTGGTTTATCAACGATTACTGCCCTTTCAATTTGGGTCGCCAATGTCGCTAATACGATTACCGAAATTACTCCAGGGGCCGGAAATTCAATCCGTATAAACGGGGCCGGTAACGCATGGGAAGCGTTTACTCCATCATCTTCGGTTCCAACTACTATTACAGTAGCTAACGAGGCTATTGATACGACTTGTTTTGTCGGGTTCTTCACTGCCGCGACAGGCGATCTCGGGCCTAAAAGCAATGCCGGTTTAACTTTCAATTCCTCGACAGCAGTTTTGACGGCAACTGGTTTTGCTGGTCCTTTGACGGGCAATGTTACCGGTGATGTTTCAGGAAACGCAGGGACAGCAACGGCTTTGGCGATAGCACGAACTATCGGTGGGGTTTCTTTTGACGGGACAGCAAATATCGTTCCGACTACCATAGCCGTAACGGATGAATCAGTCGATACGACTTGTTTCATTGCTTTCTTTACTGCCGCGATCGGTGACCTTCTGCCGAAAACAGCCGGTGGTCTTACTTTCAACTCTGCAACCGATGTCCTAACAGCCGCCGGTTTTGCCGGTCCATTAACCGGTAATGTCACCGGTGATGTTTCTGGAAATGCTGGAACAGTGACCGGTTTCACTCCGGCCAGTGGAACATTGACCCTTGCTGGGGCTTATGCCCTTACTTTGACTACTTCCGCCGATACTAATGTCACCTTGCCGACTACAGGGACACTGGCGACCCTGGCTGGAATTGAAGAATTGGACAATAAGACTTTGGATAGCTCAGTCGGTAAAGGGACTTGGACGGCTTCTGGGGTTTGGACGCTTCCGGCAATTACCTTAGGAGGCGACGCGACACTTTCGGAAAATGTCTCTGTTGTTCTCGATGCGGCTCTATCAGTCGATGGGAAGTATTGCGGTATTACGGAAGACGGAACGGCTGGTGCGGCTTTGGCCTTCGGTGACTTGGTCTATCTGGCCGTTGCCGATAGTCGTTGGGAATTGACCGACGCTAACGCGGCCGCAACTTCGGTAGGTAAAATTGGAATTTGTGTTTTGGCCGCCGTCGGTGATGGTAGTGCTACCAAAGTGCTGTTATATGGCAAAGTCAGGGCGGACGCGAAGTTTCCGGTTTTGACCATTGGTGCGCCGGTCTATATGAGTGAAACGGCAGGCGCAGTCGTGGTCACACAACCGATAACCGCCGATGCCATTATTCGCATCGTCGGCTTTGCCAATACCGCCGACGAACTTCATTTCAATCCTTCTAACGACTATATTACTCACGCTTAATATGACGAAAGGCAAGAAAATACTTATCGGAATGCCAAATGGTAGCGGTCAAGTGCCAGTTGAGATGGTTCAGTCTTTATTGCAACTGCATAAACCGTTCCTTTGTGCTTTCTTGCCTGTTGTTCGTCAAAGGGTTGATAAATGCCGAAATGGAATTGCGATGGAAGCGTTAAAGGGCGGATTTGATTATGTCTTTATGGTTGATGACGATAATCCTGTTCCGCCTGAAACACTTGCCCAATTCATTGAGGACGATAAGGACATAGTGATTGCCCCGATTTTAGCCAGAAACCCCGATCCCGATGGAAACTACTCGCTTTGCGCCTTCTACTCGGAGAAGAAAAAAATCAAAAAGAATTATCTTAGAATTTATAAGAACATTGTTTCCTTCAAAGACGAAGGGCCTTTGCACAAAATTGATGCAGGTGGAACCGGCTGTATGCTGATTAAACGGAAGGTGTTGGAGGCGATGAATAAAAAACATCAGGACTTAATGTTCGAGTTTGGCGATATAACCGTGGAAGGTCAACGCCGGACAATGAGCGAGGACGCTGAGTTTTGCGAACGAGCCGTTGACCTCGGTTTTGAAATTTGGTTGGACGAACGCATTAAGCCAATTCACTTCACGCAAATGAAGGCGATTAAATGGAATCCGTATGGCAACCTATGATGTAACAACTGCCGCCACTAGCTTGGAGTTTGATACCGTTAATGGATCTTACAATTCATCGGTCAATATTGACACCAATCATTTTGTTAACTCATTTATTGGGGCAACTGCAAATAATTCTGTTTTACAAGTTTTTGCAGTGAATACTTCGACTTGGGCGGTTACTACTGTTGGAACAGCTTTAGTCGGTATTCAGACGACAAATAGTTTGAAATTAGGTCTTGCACAAATTGATTCAAATCATTTTATTTCAAATTGGTGTAATACTAACAGTGCAAGAGCGCAGGTCTTTGAAGTAAATACAACCACTTGGGCAGTTACTACATCAAATTCATCTTTTGTTTATGATACGACAACTGTTACCCATGAACCAGAGGTAAATGCAATAGTTGGAGTTGATGCCAACCATTTTTTGAGTATGTTCGGTGGCGGTCCTAGCTCAGAGCTCGATGTGATTATTCTTGCAGTCAACACTTCAACTTGGGCAGTCACTACTTCAGGTTCATTGTTGACTATTGAAACT